TCATCTGGTAAAAGAGCATATAGAGGAGCCTACTTTCAGGTGGACTGTCTTTGTTCGAGCTGTAATCCCACTCAACAACCCCACGGTCAACAACAAGACGATGCTGGTTAAGAACAGGTTCAAGTGCATCAATGATTCTGTCTTCTTTGCGAACATTGGCACGAACTTCATCAATAAGGATGCGTTGTTTTGTTTGTTGAATATGTTTTTTAAATAATTCACTTACTATTCCATCTCCAAAGTTAGTTTCTATTACTAAGGTAGTAGCGTTATATTTTTTACAACCTTTAAGTATGTCTAATAAGGTAGCGTCACTGTATCCATCTCTATAAGCTCGTACTTCATGTAGATATAGGAAGCCATTTTTTTGAGAAAGGTAGCAAGCTGCTGTTTCATCTGTACCTCTACCTGAAGGGTCTACAGCACATATTGTCTCTTGGTATTTAGTCCACTCTCCTTGCATCTGCATAGGGCTGTAGAAGTAGTCTCCAGGCAGTCCTACTGTAGGTAGATCCTTTAAGATGTTTCGTGGATCTGAGCACCATATGATGTTGTCTGGAGCCTCTTTAGGATTAACTGAAGTTATGATTAGATCAGCCATTTTAAGTGGGAACTTTTCAGCATCACTTAATGTTGTATCAAGTTGAAATTGAAGCATAAAGTTGCTACGTCCCATAGCTGCTTCTCTTTGGAGAAGATCTTCATTATTAAACCTGTCTGGGTCTGTACATTCTCCTGCTTGAACACCTTTATCGATGTCTTCTTGTAATTGAGGAGCTAATAATCCTTCGTAGGGTGTTGCATTTTTGGGGTATCTACTCGGCCAGACAAATGGTCTATAATTCCGCTCTGCCAACTTACGATAAACAGTAAAAGTAGTCTGAGGAGTCCCAAGATACATAATACGGCTATCGTCTTTTGGCGTGAGGATGGATTCGGCTTCGGTACAAAGTTGAAGAAGTTTTTCACGCATTAATTCCGTCATACTATTTCCTGGAACTTCTATATCGTCCAGAATCATTAAGTCAGCTCTACTCCCAGTTAACTGTCCTGTAATACCCACTGATTTAACTGAAGGTGCTTGGTGAGGTGTGCAGTTAACATCAAATGAGATACGTGACCATCTACTGTCATCTGATTTAGGTTGTAGATGTTTAAGCCACGGTGTTTCGATAATTAGTTTCTGTAAAAAGATACTCATGTTGTCTGCTCTTTCCTTAGAAGCAGAAATTATCATTATTTTCTTTTCTGGATCTTTAAATAAAGTCCATAGAACAAAGGCACCAGTAATCCAGCTTTTACCTACGCCCCTAAACGCTTGTATTTGTAAACGTTTAGGACCGGACTGTAGGTAATCAGCTATCGCATATTGTGCTCTTGTTGGTTGGGGTAGATCAAGTTGATCCCACAGTGCTTGTAGGAACAACTTAAAGTCGCCTTGTAAGGCGGATAAAGTATCATTCATATGCGATATGATCTAATATTCTCTGTTCACGAATTGGTCGGCATCCAAATGTCTCTCGACACCATCCGAGCCAATGACTGCTACCTTTTCCTTGGTTACATTTTTTACAGGCGGGGACGAGATTTGTCGTAATAGTCTCTCCACCTCGGCAGCGAGGTTTGACATGATCAAGTGTAAGTTCTTTAAATTCATAAGTTTCTCCGCAATAAACACATTGACAATTAAAGTGCTCTTTAATAGCTCTTCTCCAGAGCTTTTTGGCTTCAGGACTTGTCATGGTTATTAAGTTGTGTAAGTAATGGTCAGGGTTAGGTAGTAAAGGGGTCATGCTGTTCTGCTTTTTCTATTAATAGATCTATGTTGAGGTCTTCCATTGGTTGTACTGCCTTTATAGTGAGCAGCATCCATCTTGGAGCCTTTAGGTATCTTTAATTTGTTTCTAAGCTTTTGAGCATTTTTAATAAGTAACTTCCCTTTTTCTGTTTTGTTATATCTAGCTTGTTGTTTAAGACGCTTTAATCTAGCTTCTCTGTTTTGGCGGTAATATTTAGCTGTGTCGCCCATATAATCTCCTTTGAACTAAATCTGGATCTACTTCTGGTAATACTTGAGCTAGTTTTGCTAATGGATTACCTTCATAAGCAACACCGCTTATATCATTTGTCTTCAGCCAATCACAGGCTGCTTTTAAATCTTGAGTAGTAGCTTCACCGCTTTTAACTCTCTTTAAAAATTCTTGTGTGACCAACTGATGTAGTTCATTGAACTGTTCTTCAGTTGCTTTTTTCATTTTTTCTTTTTTTTAGGAAAGCCAGCTTTCATATTGGCGTATGCTTTAGGTGTGATAGTACTTTTCTTTTTTGATCTGCTAGTACCAGCTTTTTTACGCTTATTAATGTTTTCGTATAAGCTCATTATTGAATATCCAAGCCTTTTTTGACGATCTGTAATGCTCTATCGTCTAGTTCGTTATCAGTCTGTTCTACTAGCTTTTCAAGTAGTGAAACTACAAAAACCTTAAATTTAGGGCTTTTTAAACCAGTTAAAACGAGTGGTTTTAGGATTGCTAACATTTTCTTTTTTTACTAATTGTTTAATAGGTACTACGTCAGAACACATGTGATATACACGAGTTCCAGGTAGCAGGGTAAACCCTGATTTTTGTAAGGACGCACATTTAGTGACCCTTGTAAGCTCATAGTCGAGCTTCATTTTTTCTTCTTGTCTTGCAGCCATTCTTCTGCATTGCTCTAAGCCACGCTTATCCAGAGGGACCATAAAATTAACTTGGAATCCCCAGTTCTCAGCTAACGTATAGCTGGATGGGTTCATTCCAATTTCTTCATCTATCTCCCACGGTTTGGTATGGTTGCCCATATAAAACGGGGAGAATGTCATAGTAGATCCGTTGCAGCTGATGTTTGGACCGTATTGTTGACGACTAGGTGCTCCATTGTTCTGGAATTGCACAGCCTGATTCGTCACATTTCCTGTCGCAGCAGCTACTGGATTACTAACGTTATTAGTTTCTGGATCTGTATTAGCGTAAGCTGGAGTTATTGAGAGAAGACTGAGTAAGAAGTAGTAGTGGAATCTGTGTCTATAGTGCGGACGGTATCTATTGTTTCGATTAGTCCTGCTGCTCTTTCTGTTATCTCTAACTGAAAGTCTGCTCCAGCTGTTGTTAAGCTGAATGTTGTAGCAGTATCTGCAATATCTCCTGATGCAGTTATATTTGTTCCTGACCAAGTTTTTACCTCGGCTCCAAATACTTCTTGACTTATTGTTTCTTGAATTGTTTGGGTAGTTGTTGTCGTTGAGGTCATACTCCCCTGGGTAAATTGGGGTGTTATTGTGTTTGCTCTCGCTACTGAGGGTGACAACAGTGCTAAGAGAAGAATCCATTTCTTCATGTCTTTGGTTTTGTTTCTGTGTTACCGTTTCCATTCTTCTTAGAATTGCCCGTAGACAGCCCAAAAGTTGCAAGTGCCCCCGTAAAAATCGAGGCTACGAACGTGATATCGGAGGATGCCCCTAAAGGCTTTCTGACCATGGGCAGCTCAACATAATTCAATGTAATGATAAATCCACTCCAAATAACAACACCAAGGCGTACCATTGCACCAAGTATTTGCATTTGTTCTTCATGGTCATCAACATTTTCTTTGAGCTTTTTTAGGAAACCTTTTTGTTCTTCTGGCTTAACTTTTTCCATGCCGTTTTTAATATTGGTTTCATTGCTGTTACAACCCATTTAAAGGCTGCCGTAGCTGTAAGGGTGGCTGCTACAGAAACTACTGCTGTGGTGGATGCAGTAATTAATATTTCATTTTCTGGTAAAGGTACTTTTCTATTTATTATTGGTATCTTTACTTCTCTTATACCTGTTGGTGCTTCATCCGTAGATTTAGCTTCTATTCCAGCTGGTGGTTCTAAATCACTCGGAGGAATAACCAATGGTTTGTAATAAGGTACATCTGCTGTAGGTATATCTAAAGTAACTCTAGGTATATCAACAGCTTTAGGTAAGGTGGGTGTAGGGAGAACTAATTGCTCTCCCATATTTATGCAAAGATTCTTTGAGGTGTTTTAGGTGTAACTTCTTTCTTGTCCCAACCATCTGGAAGTGGACCTAAGTAGTTAACATGCCATCCAGCTAATTTAGTTGGAG